ACACAGCGCAATGACTATGCCTATGACATTAGGTACACTGTGGCTCCATACATTGTGAAAAATGTGGCCAGTCAGTACTTTCCGGTTAGCACTTTTTCTGGAATACACAAAAGCTACCCCTATTGGTTTACCGGACAAAATACTGCGGTGCTGGAATATCAAGAACAGCTCAACGCATTGTACAGCCTTACAGTGAGTGGTGACAATCCCAAATACAGTGCTCTAGCAGAAGAACGCAAAAACTTCTCATCCAGCATGAGAGATATTGTAAAATACAACTATGCTCCGCGCAGTACAGAAAGCAGTTCAGGCGCCGACGGCAAGAGTAATGAGATTGGTGCCAACTTGACAGAAGACCTTATGAGTCCAGGAGATCTTGCCAATTGCAAAATCAAGATTATTGGCGACCCAGACTGGATTCAGCAAGGCAGTTTGTTTCAACCAGTCACACCAGGCTCATACAATGTTGAGGCCACCACTGGCTGGAATGAAGATGGCAGTATTGGGTTTGATTGTGGTGATGTGTTGTTTGAAATTGTGTGGCAACGCCCTGAGGATTATGATCTGGCCACTGGCCTTGCAGACCCCTATGCCGTGACACAGAAAAAATACGGCAATCGCGAGCCCATACAAAGCCGTGTGTATATCTGTACCAAGGTCATTAGCGAATTTAGGCAAGGCAAGTTTGAACAAACAGTTGAAGGCACCCTATATAGATATCCCAAACCTGATGGCACCAATGCCATTGCTCCTGTACAGGACAACAAAACCAGCGAGCGTGGCCAGGCCAGCACCGCAGGTGCGAGCGGGACACCAGATGAGTCTAGCGCAGAAACTGCAAGACTCAAGGCACAAAGCAAGCGTCTAAAAAGCGCGGCTGAAACACCAAAGCCAACGTCAACAACTGGAACAACACCTACATCGTCAACGGCCCAAGGTGTTCAACAACTACTGAACCCACCTACTACCTTGGCTAATCCAACGCTGACTCAGTTGCAATCTAGCCCAGTATATAATGCGGCAAGACGCAGTGGGCAAACACCACAAGCATCCTTAGATGCGGCCAGACAGGCATTTGCTGCCACTGCTGGCGGAAGTCCGGTAACTAGTAATGGGCAGGCAGTGTCCACGTCACAGGTAGGCGGGCCACCCAAACTTGGAGGGGGAGGTGCAGGATTGTCAGCAGATCAGGCTAGACAAGCACAGAATATTCCGCAGAATCCCACAAACAGCACTAACCCAAGCGAACAAACTATGGCAAGAACTACTTAAGGAAAATAAATGGCAGAAAGTTATCAACGCAGTCGAGGAAGAGCACAGAACTACAAGCTAGATCGTGGTGGTGTTCCCGCAGAGTTTGGGCCATTTACTGGTGTTGTAATGAGCACTGTGGATCCCACACGCAGTGGTCGCCTTCGTGTGTTTATTGAAGCCTTTGTTGATGGTGGCCCAGAAGCCATGGAAGATGAATCAAAATGGACCACGGTCAGCTACATGCCATCCTTTTATGGCAACACGCCCATGACCGAAACTGAAGGAGCAACCAGCACGTATGGAACCTATCCAGGCAACTCCAACAGCTATGGCATGTGGTTTACCCCGCCAGATATTGGAATCACAGTAATTTGTATCTTTGTCAACGGGGATAGATCGCAAGGATTTTACATTGGTGCAATTCCTGAACAGGGTCTGGGCAACATGATTCCGGCCATTGCTGCCAGCACCAAATATGAAGTTGGCAACGCAAATCAAAAAGAATATTTTGCCAAGGCCACAAGACTACCAGTAAGCGAAATCAACCTCAACAACATTGAACTCTTTAATGATCCTAGATTTTTTGATGCAATAAAACCAGTGCATGGTTATCTAGCTCAGGCATTATTTCAGCAAGGCTTGATTGAAGATCTAGAGCGCGGCACCATAAGATCCAGCAGTCAACGCGAAACCCCATCAGCAGTGTTTGGCGTTTCAACCCCAGGCATACCAATCTATCAAGGCGGCATGAGCCCCAATGACATTAGAACCAAACTTGACGCCGGCGAAATCAAGCCCAGTCAGGCCAAAGTGATTGGTCGCGTGGGTGGCCACAGTCTAGTCATGGACGATGGCGACCTAGATGGCGACAATGCTCTGTTTAGATTGCGCACAAGTCTGGGCCATCAAATCACCATGAGTGATACTGGTAACTTCTTTTACATTGTGCATGCTAATGGGCAAGCATGGTTGGAGTTTGGGGTAGAAGGCACAGTAGATGTGTACGCCACAAACTCAGTAAACATTCGCACCAAGGGCGACATTAATTTTCATGCAGACCGAGATATTAATATGTTTGCTGGGCGCAATGTCAATACCAAGTCTGTGGAAAATACACACATTGAAGCCATGAAGGACATGACAATCACCAGTCAAGGTGCTTGGACAGCCTACAGCAAATCAACCATTGGAGTCAAAGCCGACGGCACACTGACATTAAACAGTGCTGGCGGTTCATGGGGTGCTGGCCCCAGTTTGGTCTTGCAAGCTGGCGGCATTGATCTTAACGGCCCCAGTGCTGATCAAATTGAAACGCCCAATCCTCTAACAAAAACACTGCTGGACGAAACAGAGTTTGATACCAGCAAAGGATGGATTGTGGTTCCTGAAGGGATTGAAAGTATAGTAACTCGTGCGCCCACACACGAACCATACCCGTATCACAACAAAGGTGTTGATGTCAAAATTCAATTTGAGGAAGGACAACCCAGTCCGCCTCCAGGCGCAGTGCCTGTTCCCCCAGGCGTGGAAATAGTGGCCAAATAACATGAGCAGTTTTACATTTAATCTTGACAGTTTGAAATCCAGCGTTGGCTCAGGAACTGCCAGTGTTGAAAGTGGCCTTTATTCCAAAACAAAAGATGAAGACTTGATCTACAAAGGAGCAGATACCATTGTATGGGATCGCTCCAATGCTGAACGACTACGCAGAGGACTTCCAAGTTTAACTGATATTGGATATCCAAGACCTCCTGAAGACACGCCTGCAGAAACTGCACCAGCCACAGCGGCTGACGGCTCTGCAAAAACATTTGAAATAAAAGGCCCTCCAGGAATGACTCGAGAGCAGGCCCTGGAAATTTTTAAAAAACAAGCTGGCACAGGTGGCCTAGTAGGATTTAAATCTGGCGACGTACTCAGTGCCGCAACACAGTCTGCTGATGGACTAGAGTCAGCTCAGGCATCGTTACAACAATCTTTAGCTGGAGTTGGTGGCAGTTTAGGCGGCGGCCTAGGCGGCATCAACGTTGGGCAAGTACAAAGCGGTATTGCACAAGCAGGTGGTGCTCTGGGAGGATCACTGGCAGGAATTGCTCCAGGACTGACTGCCTTGGTAGGTCCCGCAGTGAGTTCAATTGCTGGCGGCGCAGGCGGAATAGTAAACAGCGCAAAAGCACTGGCCGGCGGCAGCATAGTATCTGAACTAGCCGGGCTCAGTAGTGGCATTGGCAAAGCACTAACTGGTGGCGCTGGAATGGTAGGATCTATTGCAGCCACTTCTATCAGCACAATCAACAAAGTAATAACCTCAGTACCAGTAACCAACCCCATCAACGTTGCAAATTTTGCCACAGCTACCACAGCACTTGGTCCCATTGGATCAATGAATACCAGCCAAGTCACTGCCACTTTGGCTCAGGCCAGCAAACTAACTGGACAAGCATTTAGTTCTGTTAGTGCCACAGGTGCAGGCGGGTTTGGTCTAGACGTAAGTCAATTGGAAACATCAGGATTTGTCAAGCCAGGAACCAGTAACTTTATATCAGACGCTTCTGCATCAGTCAACAGTGTGTTAAAATCGCCATCTGTGTGGACTGGAAAAGAAGGTGTTGGTAGTTTGTCAAGTCTGCTGAGTAACCCTGGCGCACAGAGTAAAATTCAACAGGACTTGATGGCCAAAGGTGTTGCTGGCCTAGGCGCAGTGGGTGTTCCAGTTGGGGCTCTTTCAGCACAGGGTCTGGCTGGAATGAGTCTCAACGCCGCAAAGAGCTTGCCCGGCGCAGAAGCGTTTGCCAAAGGATTACCAATTCCAGGTGACGTTAGTGGTGCAATCAAAGCTGGGTTTGATACCAATGTACGTGACGCGGCATTTGCAGTAAATTTAGCTGACGTCAAAGTACCTGAACCATTCAAAGCTATTGATATTCCAATACCCAAAAACAACACAGTGTCAAGAGCCACTGTGGATGCGGCTTCTAGTCGCATTGCAGGCAATGAAAAAATACCCACACCTAACTATGGACCGCCTGCTCCAGCTGACGAATCTGTAGCAGTACAACAGCTCAAGGAACTACAGGCTTTGTTGATTGAAATTGTCAATGACTTAAACAAACGACTGAAAGAAATATATACTACTGAGGATCAAGTCAAGGCCTTGCAAAATCAACAGCAAATTACTTCTAATGAATGGAGTGCAGTAAACTCTGAATATCAAACCGGCAGAAATTACTACAACGACACTGTGGTACCAAAACTGGCTAACTTTACAGAGGTGTACAATCGTGCCGAAAACAATGTGAGAGTGATACTCAGCGGAGATTACAAAACCCTGGAAAAATTTCTTACGCTCGGTGTAACCCGCAGTCGAGCAGTGAGGGAACAGCTGATGTCCCTGCAATATAAAATAGCAGGCTACGGTCCTGAAACGTAAAAATACCCCATAAATACTGTATGGCAAAGACATTTATTGGTTTTAATACTCAAGGACAATACAAAAAATTTACCTTGACTGGGTTTGAGTTAATCAAACGCGATCTTCTCAACGCCTTTAACATACGGCAAGGGCAGTTGCCTGGCCGCCCAGAATACGGCACTATTCTCTGGGATTACTTGTTTGAAAATCAACTTGAAGAATTACAAAACAGTATCACTCGTGAAGTGCAACGTGTGGCTGGCGGCGATCCTCGAATCTACATCAGTGACGTACAAACTTTCCCCCAGGAAAATGGCATTTTGATACAGGTTGAACTTGCTGTAATACCGTCTACTGATGCCGAGCGACTAAGTATTTTTTTCAACAACACAACTCGCACAGCCTCCTACGTATAACCTAGCCGTTTTTGATGCCGATAAATAAAACATAGAGGCTCTAACAATGGCAACCACAACAAGACAAACAGCAATATTTGGTGTAGAAGACTGGAAACAGATCTACCAAACCTATCGCGAAGCAGACTTCCAAAGCTACGACTTTGAAACCCTGCGCAAAAGTTTTGTAGATTATCTGCGTTTGTACTACCCAGAAACTTTCAATGATTATATTGAAAGTTCAGAATTCATTGCGTTGTTAGACGTCATTGCTTTTATGGGCCAGGCCATGGCCTTCCGCACAGATCTAAACACTCGCGAAAACTACCTGGACACTGCTGAACGTAGAGACTCAGTGATCAAATTGGCTAATCTTGTAAGCTACACAGCCAAGCGTAACACAGCCGCCCAGGGTCTGCTCAAAGTTCTCAATGTTACCACAACAGAAAACGTGGTTGATTATCAAGGCGTAAATTTGGCCAACGTCACTGTGGATTGGGCTGACCCCACAAATCCTGACTGGCAAGAACAGTTTACAGCAATTATCAATGCTTCACTGTTGGATACTCAGCGCATTGGTCGTCCAGGCAATCGTCAAACCATGCTGGGTGTTAGAACTGACGAGTATGGTATTAACTTGGTGCCTGGCTATTTGCCCATTGTTCCGTACACGGCCACAGTTGACGGCATTTCAATGCCGTTTGAGGCCATGAGCTCAACCAGTGTTGGTCGAGATTATTTGTATGAGCCCAGTCCCACTGTTGGCAACCCATTTAATATTTTGTTTCGCAATGATCAGTTGGGGTTCCAAAGCGCCAACACTGGTTATTTCTTTATGTTCAAGCAAGGTGTTTTGCAAAATCAAGATTTTAACCTAGCTGAAAAAATTTCTAATCGCACAGTAAACGTCAATATTGAAGGCATCAACAACGAAGATCATTGGTTGTTTCAGCTTGACAACGTGGGCAATGTGTCACGTGAGTGGAAATATACTGAAAACATTTATAGTGCGGCAGCTGAACAAATTGGCACAGACCTAAGTCCCATTTATACAATTACCAGTAGAACCAACGATCAAATCACCATGGTGTTTGGCGATGGTGTGTTCTCAGAAATTCCAGTGGGCACATTCCGTGCCTATGTTCGTGCGTCAAACGGTTTGCAGTACATTATCAACCCTGAAGAAATGCAAGCTGTGACCATTCCCATCAGCTACATCAGTCGTAGCGGTAACTTGCAAACCATCACCTTCACTTGCGGCATTACTCGTCCAGTAAGCAACAGTCAAGCACGTGAAAGCGTTGAAGCAATCAAGCAACGTGCTCCTGCTCGCTACTACACACAAAACCGCATGGTCAACGGTGAAGACTACAACCTCTTCCCATACACACAGTACAATTCAATTGTAAAATCAAAAGCATTGAACCGTTCGTCAATTGGTACCAGTCGTTATCTGGACTTGATTGACAACACTGGCAAATATTCAAGTATCAACACCTTTGGCAGTGATGGCGGATTGTGGGAACAAAATATTCTTCCTACTATCCTGTTCTCTTGGACCAGTCGAAATGAAATTGCCGACGTTGTGACCAATCAGGTGCAACCGCAACTGGCTGACTCTACCATGCGCCAGTTTTATTATGGTAACTTTCCAAGGGTCACAGAAACAAACTTACCTTATGCCACCACCTGGTTAACAGGAACCACCTGGCAACAAAGCACTACTTTGGCCAACGAGACCACCGGCTATTTTGTCAATGGTTCAGGCGTACCAGTACCTGTAGGCAACACCACAACCACAATGTTGAAATATGCAGCCGTGGGAGCATTGATTAAATTTGTTGCACCCACTGGTTATTACTTTGATGGCAATAACAAACTGCAACAGGGCACTGCAACTCGAGCTGACGAAACCACAGAAATTTGGGCTAGCCCACTGCAAGTTGTTGGCGATGGCTACAACAACGGAATTGGCAATCTGAGTTCAGGTGCCGGACCAATCACAATCAACAACTTTGTGCCTACGGGCGCCATTGTTGACACACTGATTCCGTTGTTTGTAACTGATTTGCCCTTGGACCTTGAACAGGCCATGGCTGAACAAATCTTGTTGTATCGCAACTTTGGTATTGGCTATGACAGTAACGGCAGTTTACCAATTACAAATTATACCCCAGGCTCCTGGTACTTGATTACCAGCACTAACCTGGCACAAGATGCTACTTGGAGTCAACAGTACGCTGGTAACACTTCGGGCGCTAACCTTGACGCCAGCTGGCTGGTACAGTTTACAACAGAAAATCAAAACTATACCATTAGTTTTCGCGGCCTGGCCTATTACTTTGGATCAGTGTTACAAACACGATTCTTCTTTTATGGTGACCAACAAGTATATGACAGCCGTACTGGCACAGTGATCAAGGACTTTATCAATGTGTTGGCAGTGAACACACAACCTGACAGCACTGCTACCTTGCCTGGAAACATCTATATGACCATCACAGGACAACCGGTAGAAAGCGACGGCTATGTGGATGACTTCCAGGTGCTAGTAGGCTACCGAGACAGTGACAATGACGGTGTTCCAGACAATCCAGATTTCTTTGACGAAATTGTTGCACCCACAGTTGATGCCAATCAAAAGTTGATATTTTTGCAAAAGACCATAGACTTTGATAACCTGCAACGTTTTCTACTGGTTGAGCCAGGCGTTGTCAACAGCGACTATCCCACCTATGATGATTTAGAATTGGTAAAACTAGAGTGGAGCCCAGGACAGGTATTTTATGCCTACGCTGACGAAGATTTTTATCAACTGTCTGTTGGTACCACTGGTGTGCGCACCTTGATTGATGTCAGCAACGAATGGATTGCCAGAACTGGCCGCCAGGCTCTGTACTATCAGTATCGCCACAACTCACCACTAACCAATAGAATTGATCCAGGCACAACCAACATCATTGACTTGTATGTTGTGACCCTGGCCTATTATACAGCATACCAAAACTGGATTCGTGACACAACTGGCACTGTGACTGAGCCTGCACAGCCCACAATTGATGAGCTTTCAACAGCGTATCAAGGACTGAATGATTATAAAATGTTGAGCGATAATATTATTTTAAATTCCGTAACATTTAAACCGTTGTTTGGAGAAAAGGCTGCAAGTAGTTTACGAGCCACAATCAAAGTTATTCGTGCTTCAAATTCCACTGCCAGCACCAGCGAAATAAAAAGCGCAGTTGTGGCAGCCATGAACGATTATTTCTCAATTGACAAATGGAACTTTGGAGACACTTTCTACTTCAGTGAACTTGCGGCTTACTTGCATCGTACACTGGGATCAATTATTAGCTCAGTGGTACTAGTACCACTGGACACACAAAAATACTTTGGAGACCTTTACGAAATTCGTTCAGAACCCAATGAAATTTTTGCCAACGGTGCCACAATCAACAACATTGATGTGATTGAAGCATTGACCAGTACCAACCTGCGTACTGCACCAGGTAGCGGAGTAATTTAATGGCAACAGTTCGTAGTGTTGATTTTCTTCCTGAAATTTTTCAGACTGATGCCAACAAGCAATTTTTAAGAGCCACTCTTGATCAGTTGATTCAAGAGCCCAAGTTTAAAAAGACTCAAGGCTTTATTGGGCGCACAGTGGGCCCAGGTGTAAATCCCAACGACAAATATGTAGTTGAACCCACAGATACTCGAGCCAACTATCAACTTGAGCCTGGCGTTATTAGTTTGGTTCCAGACACTGACACTATTCAAAATGCAATCACATATCCAGGCTTGAATGATGCTATTGGATTCCAGGGTGGCAACAACGGCAGACCAGATCGCTTGTACGAAAGTGAATATTACAGCTGGGATCCGTTTGTTGACTTTGACTCATTTGTAAACTTCAGTCAGTATTTTTGGTTGCCCAACGGACCCGAAGTGGTTGACGTAGCGGCAACAGGCGTAGCAACATCAGACAATTTTATAGTAGATCGCGAAAATGGTGTGTATACTTTCTCAGGCGTGGCTGGAGAAAATCCTATTATTGAATTGGTGCGTGGCGGCAGTTACACATTCCAAGTTGCGCAAAACAACAAAGAAACTGTGAACTATCGTGTGCGCAACCAAGGCATTAGTTCATATGTGATTGACTTCCAGAACAACCCAACACTGACTTTGTCTCGTGGTAACACCTATGTGTTTAACCTGACACTAAACGGCGACTTCCCATTCTGGATTAAAACTGCGCCAGTCACTGGCCTTGGCAGTCCCTACAACAGCGGTGTTAGCCGCAATGGTGCAGTGACTGGACTTGTGACATTTACTGTGCCACAAGACGCACCAGATACTTTGTACTACATCAGTCAAACACAAAGCAACATGCAAGGCGAGTTGAATATTGTGGACGGCGTACCGGGTACAGGTCCAGGATTTTGGATTCAAGCCGCCCCTGGTGTGAGTGGTCTCATACCCACAACACCCAATATCAGCAGTCGCGATGTGTTTGGTGTAACTGGCAACGGTGAAGATTTGGGCACTATTGTTTTCAACGTGCCCAGTAAAACAGCGCAGAGTTTTTACTACGATCTCAACCCCATTACTTCAATTGACTTGATAACTGGACTAAAGTTTGATGAAATCAACAACCAACCAGTTGATCAATTTATTTTACAATACGGCGGCATTGACGGCATCACAAACTTGAATGGCCGCACACTGATATTCACTAATCCTCTTACAGATGACACTGATGGCGGATGGCTACGCACAACGTTGTTTGATCCTTTAGAGCCTGGCGCTGCCAACAATGGCCTAGCAGGCAGTTTTGACTCACTACCATATGACCAAACTCTGATAATTGAACCTGAACAACGCTATCAGCGTTGGCAAATTTCTTATGTCAACGTTGCTGGTACAAATTATCTTTACTGTTCCAAGATTGCTGACATTGCGCCCTTGGACAAGTTCAACATTGGGTACGGCAATACGTACAGTAATACTCAATGGTACAAAGACGCTACTGGCACATTCAAACAAGTTCCATTGTTGACAGCAGTACAAGATACCTTGTACTATCAAGACGGAACTGATCCTGAAATCTTTGGCACTATCAAGTTGCTTGAGCAAACTGGTGCGTCTACTTTGTTTGTGGATCAAATTTTGGGACGTAAAACCTACACCAGTCCCAACGGAGTTGAATTTAGCAATGGTCTCAAAGTTAGATTTACAAGCGACGTAAGTCCAGCCAGTTATGGATCAGGCACTACTTCAATTACCTATACCGAAACTGAATCAGGCACAAATTATATCACGTCTAACAGCAGTAATAATTTGTATGTAGGGGAACAAATTGTATTCAATAGCCCAAGCCTTGGAGGCCTGTTGCCTGGTCAAACTTATTATGTGCGAAGCATAGCGGCCAGCGGGTTAAAATTTACAGTCAGCACCGTGGACGGCGGCCCAGCAGTTTCTTTATTGACTGGAACTGGCACGGCCTTTGCAACCTCAATCAGCAATGTAGAATATTATGTTAGCGGTGTTGGCACCAGCATTGAACTGTTGCCAGTAAGAGATTTTACCACACCAGAAACCTATGTGGTTGACGCATTTGACAGTACCATTGCCACAGAACCTGACCAACTGGACTATCTCACAATTAGCCGAGCCAGCAAAGACCTCAACGCATGGACACGTAGCAACCGCTGGTTCCACATTGATGTGATCAATGCCACAGCTGACTACAACAACTCTGTGGCTGTGTTGGACAACAACTATCGAGCCAAACGCCCAGTTATTCAATTCCGTCCAGGTATTAGACTCTGGAACATGGGCACCAGCGGCAAAGCGCCAGTTGATATCATTGACTTTGATGAAACTGATGCCTTTAGTAATATTGAAGGATCAACCAGTTACAGCACAGATGGTTACACTTTTGTAGAAGGCACACGAGTAATCTTTGCCGCAGACACAGATGCAGACGTGCGAGACAAAATTTACATTGTGAGTTTTGTAACCCCTGACACTGTTGCTCCACTAATAGCACAACCTATTATTGTGTTGACCCTGGCTGCTGATGGTTTGATCAGTCTTGATCAAAGCACTGTCTGCTTGTATGGCAACAGCTTGCAGGGTCTAACCTTTTGGTATGATGGCACTGAGTGGACTCAAGCACAGCAAAAAACTGGTGTACAGCAAGCCCCATTGTTCAACGTGTATGACCCCCAAAGCGTAAGTTTTGGCGACGGAACCAAGTATCAGTCTACAACTTTTGCAGGCAGCAAACTATTCAGTTATGCTGTGGGCGACAGTTCTATATTGGATCCAGTACTGCAATTCCCCCTGCAATACTTGAACATCAACAACGTTGGTGACATTGTGTTTGTCAACAACTTGTACAATGACACATTCTTGTATGTGGTTGACAACGTTTCTGTAACCAGTGACATCAGCTCAGGCTCAGTGCGAGAATATACCACACGAGAAACTTATCAAAAGTTGTTGGGTTGGCAAACTGCCATCTCAGACAGCAAAGTTTACCAACAGTTTAAATTTAGTTACAGTGGCACCACACTAAAACTTGACGTGTCTGTGTTGAATCAAGTAACTTCCGCTGTGCCTGTGATCAAAGTCTATTTTGGTAGTGAGTTCCAAGATCCAGGAACATACACTTATATTACCACTAGTAACAGTACCACAATCACTTTGAATGGTACCTATGTGCTTGGCGACATCATTGAAGTGTTGGCTCTAAGCAATCAAACCAGTCAAGCGGCGTTTTATCAGGTGCCCAATAATCTTGAATCAAATCCGCTTAATGCCAACAGCCCCAATTTTACCTTGGGTACTATTCGCCAACACTATCAGAGCATTTGCGAAAACTTGCTGACCTTGAGAGGTCCGGTAAACGGCGCCAACAACACTAGGGACCTTGGTGATATCATACCTTATGGTCTTACAATTTTACAACAAAGCTCACCACTGACTCTGGCAGGTTATTTCATGCGCAGTCAAGACTACAATATATTTGCGGCGTTGCAATACAACAGCCAAGAGTATTTGAAGTTCAAAGCACAGATGTTAGACTCAGTAATCAGTCAAAACATTGGGTTCAATTCAACCGCACAGATTCTTGACACTGCAATTCAAAATATCACGTTGGGCAAGCTGGATAGTCAGCCATTCTATTGGGGTGACATGATCCCACAAGGGGTCACAACCTACAGCAACAGCTACACTGTGAGTTTTATTACTCGTCCCACATTTGACACTGTTCAAGTGTATAACTTTGAATCAGCAAATTATCTTGGCCTTTGTGTATACATCAACGATGTAATTCTGGTACGTGGAGTAGACTATGATGTTGCCACAGATGGCCCACGTCTTACTATCACCCGCACATTGAATTTGGGTGACATTGTGTTGATCAACGAGTATTCAGAAACTTATGGTGCATTTGTTCCCAACACACCTACCAAAATGGGATTGTACCCAGCCTACATTCCTGTTATCACTGATCAAGTAACCAGTACTGGAACCGAAACTGTTATTATCGGGCACGATGGCAGTGTTACCAAAGCGTTTGGCGACCTGCGTGACGAAGTGCTGTTGGAGTTTGAAAAACGAGTTTACAGCAATCTCAAGTTGGATGGAAATCCTGTACCAATAACAATTGAAGAAGTATTGCCCGGTGAGTTCCGCGAAACTGGATTTACATTTGAAGAAATCAATACTATTTTTGCTCAAGACCTATTGAGCTACTGTGGCTGGAACAAACTGGATTACAAAACACAAAACTTCTCGGCCAATAACGAGTTCACGTGGAATTACAGCACTGCTACCAACAAGCTCAATAATGAAAATTTATTGGGTGCCTGGCGCGGTATCTATCGCTATTTCTATGACACACAACAGCCAAGTCTGAGTCCTTGGGAAATGTTGGGATTGGCAGAGAAACCACTGTGGTGGGAAGGTCGCTATGGCACAGCGCCATACACATCAGACAACTTGGTTTTATGGGATGACCTAGAAGCCGGCTATGTTGCTGATCCTGTGGCCCCATTCTATCGTCCTGAGTATGCTCGTCCAGGCTTGACCAAGGTAATTCCAGTTGATGATCAAGGCAACTTGGTCAGCCCATTTGTCAGTGTGGTCAGCAACTATCAAGAAAATCAATTCCAGAAGTCGTGGGCCATTGGTGATGGCGGCCCAGTTGAAGCGTCATGGTGGAACAGCAGTGCATATCCTTTCTCAGTAATGCATGTGCTTGCAGTCACACGCCCAGCCAAGTTCTTTGCACTGTTTGCTGACCGCGATCGATACAAGTATAACGAAGATTATCAACAATATCTGTACGACAATCGTTACCGCCTGGATGCCAATGGAGTTCAAGTGTATGGCAATGGTGTCAGCAAAGCCAGTTTCATGGACTGGATTGTGGACTTTAACCGTCAGACTGGTATTAATTCTACTGATGCATTACAAGCAGACCTCAAGAGTCTTGACGTAAGACTGTGCTATCGCATGGCCAGCTTTAGTGACAAACAGTATATTAAACTTTACACTGAAAAGTCCAGTCCCAACTCTACCAATACTGCGTTGCAGATTCCTGATGAGAGTTACAATGTATTGCTGTATAAGAATCAGCCGTTTGATCGAGTAATTTACAGCTCAGTTGCAGTGCAAAAAGTTGCAGGCGGATATGCAGTATTTGGTTATGGTAACAGCCAGCCTTACTTCAACATCCTGGAAAGCAAGGCAGTGGGCAAAATGCAAACAATTACCACGTCAGGCATTACTATCAAAGTGCCAACATTTTACACTGATAACGTTGTACAAGTTCCATACGGATTTATCTTTACCAACGCAACCAGTGTAGCAGACTTTTTGTTAAGCTACGGACAATTTTTACAGCGTCAAGGACTGGCATTTACCAACATTGCCAATGGTTATGTGCTGGACTGGGGCAGAATGGTCAACGAATTCCTGTACTGGACTGCACAAGGCTGGGGCGAAGATGCTATCATTAATTTGAATCCCTTGGCAGCAGGATTGGATATCACACGACCACAAGCTATTGTGGACAGCGTCAACGCTGAAACTACTGAGAATTTAATACTGGATCAAAACTCACGCGAAATATCCAGCCGCAATCTCAATGTTGTGCGCCTGGGCAACTACTTTTCTATCCAGCCCCTGAGCACACAAAGTCTCAGCTACATTGATCTGCGCTACACCAACTATGAACACATGATTGTGTTGGACAACCAAAGTGTGTTTGGTGATTTGATTTATGATCCAATCACTGGCGCTAGACAAAGTCGTTTGAATTTGATTGCGGCCACTAGCGATGAATGGAACGGCAGTGTTGACGCTCCGGGCTTTATTTTAAATCAAGACAACGTTGAAGAGTGGACTGGCCTGCGCACTTACACCAAAGGCGAAATTGTCAAATACAAGAACGTGTACTGGTCAGCATTGACCATTGTACAACCAACAGACAAGTTTGATTTTAATGTTTGGACACAGAGTGACTTTACTCAAACTGAAATAGGTCTGTTGCCAAACTTGGCCAACAAAGCAAATCAATTGGCCAACAGCTATGATATCAATCAAGCCAACCTTGAAGGCGACAATGACTTGCTCAGTTATGGCTTGACTGGATTTAGACCACGACAGTACATGTCTGCTTTGAATCTTGATGATGTAAGCCAGCTCAATGTGTATAGACAGTTCATTGGGGACAAAGGTTCTGTATTGTCAGCTGAATTGTTTAAATCAGCTAACCTGGGCAAAGAGTCTGCTGACTACGACATTTTTGAAAACTGGGCAGTTCAACGTGCTGTGTATGGCGCCAATGCCAACCGCAGTTTCTTTGAATTGCGTTTGAATCGTGCGCTACTAAATCCAAACCCCAGTCTGATACAAGTGGTGATTCCACAACAACAAAGTTCAGCTGACCAACAAATTTTACTGAGTGCGGTGTGGAGACAAAGCTACAAACTCACAAGCCCTGATATTCTGCCCACCACCATAGAATTGCCAACCGACATTGGTTTGCCCACAGCTGGGTATGTAAATCTTGATGATGCAGATATCACAGTGTTTGACATCAACAATCCAGCCAGTCTCAATGCCAACATTGACAATATTGAAGTTGGTACCAGTATCTGGGTGGCCAAAGTCAACAGCTATGACTGGAACATCTATCGAGCACAGGCAGTGCCAGGAGTAATTCAGCACGTATGTGACAACTTGAATGGCACCAGCCGAGTAATTTTTAGTCAAAATCACGGACTTGTTGCGGGTAACAAACTGATTATCAAATTCTTTGACACTGAAATCAACGGTGTTTATCAAGTGCTGTCAGTGTCTAATCTAACCACAGTAAACATTAGCTTTAGATTCACTGGTAGTCGCACAGTGGCCAACGGATCTGGCCTGGGATATACTTTGCAAACCATGAGGGTATCACAAGCCAGTGACGTTATTAACTTGCCTTACGCAAATAACATTTTGCCAGGTGCTAAAGTCTGGGTTGATGACAACGGTCAAGGTTTGTGGGAAGTTCTTGAAAAGAACGAAGTATTTTCAGATGTCACAAGCCTAAGTCCAATACTGCTAGACGCAGGCGAACAGTATGGCTCAAGTGTGGCACAGGCACAGAATAGATTGGCTGCCTTGGTTGGTAGTCCACGTTACGGTTTTGGCAATGTGTCAGATCCCGAGCTTGCTCAAGGTGCATTGTACCTATACGTTAAAGCCTACACTGATCAATATCAACCAGTGACTCCGTTGGGAAATACTGACGCTGTATTCAAACTTGATGCTACTGGCATTCGTGGTTATGGCAATGCTGTGGACTTTGGGAATCAAGCCTGGGCTATTGCTGGAGCCAGCAACAGTACTGACCAACTCAGCATGTCAATCATTGCCGCAAGTGGCGATGGGTCAACAGTCACAATCACATTCCCTACAATGACCAGTGCACCTTTTAGCATTGGCGATTCAGTAGTGATTACTGGGGTTAATCCAGACAGTTACAACGGCACTTGGACACTGACCAACTGCACTTCTAGCCAGTTGCAATTTGCTAGTACCAACACCAACATTTACTTGTCGGGCGGCAAAATCACACAAAACAGCAACTACAGCACACAAGTTGGTACTGCCTGTGTTATCTATCGAGATCCTGCACTGGGTCAGCCTGGCGCAGTGCCTTTCGCACAGTGGCAATTGTTGACACCACCTGCTGTAACCAGTCCATTTGGAGCACCTGGCACTAGAGAATTTGGCTACAGCGTGGCCATGAGTCTTGATGAACGTTGGGCTTATGTAGGATCACCTGCCACAAACGAAGTTCATGCTTATGGACGAGTTGATTATGAAAATCAATTTGCTCGAGCACGTGGAGATGGTGTAACTAAAACCTACAACATTGCTGATCGAATTCAAATCAATGCTTCAACACAGCTCAAGATCACAATTGATGGAACTATACAAACCCTAGGAACCAACTATACTGTTGCACCATCCCTTGGCTCAGTGACATTTACAATTGCCCCGCCTGCTGACACGCTGATAGATATTCAACGAATTTTCACGCAACAGCTTGACGCACAAAACTATTATGATGTGATTCAAAGCGCAACCTCAGGTTCAGGCACTGGCGCCAAGTTTACTATTGTGCGTGTGCGTGGCCAAGTGGGCCAAACTCCTGGCGGCGAAGGCAGCGTGGGTACTACCAGTTTGGGTTCAGGATATGCAGTAAATGACACTATTGATATTGCGGCATCAACATTTGGTGGCGGCTCAAGTCCAGCAAACGACATTGTGCTTACAGTGTTGACTGTGGGCACTGGCGGTGCGTTGGGATTATTCTCAATTGCTTACACAGCCCCCACATTGACCAGCACATTCTCATTAAACGAGTATTTCTTTACAGCAACAACAATCAACAGTTTCAGCGTCACAGTTGATGATGCGTTACAAAGACCAAATCTTGACTACACATTCAACACCACAACTGACGATTTACGATTTGAAAATGTTCCGCCTGCTGGTTCTGTGATTATTGTCAACGCTCAGGGCTACTTTGAATATGTGTCCACGATTGACACTTCTGACGTACCTGGTGGATTGGTAGCAGGTGATAGATTTGGCGAAAGCATTGCTATAACCACAGACGGGCGACAGATCATGGTTGGTGCTCCTGATAGTGGTATCAATGGTGAAACTGAGTCTGGTGCAGTGTACATTTTTGATCGAAACGTACAGAAGTTTATCTACAATTCAGATAATTCCACAATTTCTGGTTATGAATTTACCTTGCTTGGTACCCCAGTTGGTCCTATCAGTGTGATAGTAAACAATGTGTTCTTGCAAAATGAATACACAACACTTCCAAGTGCTCCTAACACGTTTGAGTGGAACGGTGCAAACACAGTAACAATTAATGCAGAGCTACAAACTGGTGACATAGTTGAAATTGAAACTAATCAATTTAGATTTGTGCAACGAGTAGATCAAGAAACTGCGGCTGAGTTTTCCAACTTTGGTCAAGCTGTTGACATTTGCCCGTACAACTGTAGTCTCTATGTTGGTGAACCCAACAGCAGTGTACAAGTATTCAAGGGTGGTATTGTTGAACGCAATGTAAACCAAAGCCGTATCTATGGTACGACCACTGCTACAACTGCTAACCCAACATTAGCGGCGGCCAGCACAATTCGTGTCAATGACATGGATGTATTGGTACCCGGCAGCTGGTCTAGTGCCAGCACTTATCCAGTTAACACTGTGGTAACCAATACTGTTGGCAGTACAACAACTATCTATCTAAGTTTGCAAGCAGTTCCTGCACTGACTTTGATTACCAACACTTCGTACTGGCAAGTAATTACATCAACCACGGTACTTGCCAGCGTAAATGTGCGAGCACTTGCCGCGCAGATCAATGTGTCTGTGCCAAACGTTAGTGCCACAGTTGATGTCAACGGATACATGACTATTGCAGTCAAGAACAATGATGCGGCAGCTGAATTTAACAAAGTACAAGTTGCTCCTGGGTCAGGTTCAGGAACATCATTCAATAATCTAGGGTTTGAAACATTTGTTTGGACACAAAATATTTTAAGCCCGTACCCTGTTGATTATGCACAGTTTGGCGGCAGCGTCAGCATTGATGATTCAGCAGTGAATCTTGTGGTAGGTGCGCCCAATGGTACCTTGTATCTAGAAACTGTGTTTGACGATGGTACAACATTCTTTGATTCTGGCAGTACCATATTCTTTACAATTATTGTACAGAGTGGTGCCGCATACACGTTTGATTATTTGCCAAGTTCTAGTTTGGTAGTGACTAACCCAGGCAAATTTGTATTTGGACAACAGGTCAGCAACAGTGAAGTACAATCGTTAGACTCATTTGGTGTGGCAGTAAATTACACTGGTGGTGTGCTCATGGTGGGCGCACCCAAGAACGATGTTGGTGATTCAACTTCAGCGTTTGGTGCTGTATTTGTGTTTGAAAACCCCAATCGTTTACCTGCTTGGACAATACAAACAATAGAACAACCAGTAGTGGATGTGCGGTTGTTGAACTCGGTATTCTTGTATGATAGAATTTCCAGTGCAGTTACTGAACACCTGGATTGGCTCAACCCGTTACAAGGCAAAATACTAGGCGCCGCAAGACAAAACATTGACTATATTGGTGCTGTAGATCCTGCCAGTTACAATGTTGGTCCTCTCAACGTTAGAGGCACAACTTGGGTTGGTGGCCACCTGGGAGAAATTTGGTGGGACACTAGTTCTGTAAGATTTATTGACCCCAATCAAGACGACATTACCTATGCGGCTCGACGTTGGAGCCAAGTGTTCCCTGGCAGCGAAATTGATGTCTATCAATGGATTGTAAGTTCAGTACCACCGGCGCAATACATTGGCGAAGGCGTGATTAAAGATACGCTGAGCTACGTTGTAAATTCTCGCTTGACCAAAGATGGCACCATTGCTACCGATTACTATTTCTGGGTTCGTGGTATTACTGTGACTGCAACAGCACTGGGCAAAACATTGCCAGCATCTACTGTTGCCAACTATATTGAAAACCCAAGAGCCAGTGGAATACCTTATGTTGCACCAATCAATGCCAGCACAATTGCTATCTATAATTCGGGTGATTACATTGAAGCTCAAGATACAATTATTCACATTGAATTTGATCGTGAACTTACCAATGATAATGTACACGTTGAATATGAACTGATCCCACAAGATCGTGCTGATGGCTTCTTGAGTGGCAATCTTTACCGCAAACTGCAAGACAGTTTCTGCGGTGTTGACAGTTTTGGTAACCTTGTACCTGACCCTAATCTCAGCATAGCTGAACGTTATGGCGTACAGTTCCGTCCACGTCAATCTATGTTTGTGGATCGATTTGCGGCTCTTAAAAACTACCTGAATCGATGCAATACTGTGTTGGCACAGTATACCATTGCTGAAAGCCGCAGTTTTAATTTGCTTAACAGTGCAGAGCCAGAACCAGGATCTAGTACTGGCTTGTGGAACTTGCGTGTGGCCAACTTGGAAATCTTGGGATTCCAGAATATCTATACAGTGCCCTTGGGTTATCGATATCTTGTGGTCACTGACAGTAGCAACCGTGGTTTGTGGACAATCTACACTGTAGAAAACAGTGACCAAATCCCAGGTGAACGAGCGTTGATTCTAACACGAGTTCAGGGTTACAATACCCCAGACTACTGGAGTTACATTGATTGGTATCGCCCTGGGTACAATTCCAGCACCAAGGTCATTACGGAAGTTCCAGTATTCAGCTCATTGACCACACTGGAAGTTGCTGTTGGCAGCAGTGTCAAAGTCACAGCCAATGCTCAAGGCAAGTGGGAAATTTACCTGCGCACTGATCTTGGTTATGAACGTGTGGGCTTGCAAGATGGGACCATAGAGTTTTCTGCAGAGCTTCATGATTATGCTCTGGGACGTTTTGGTTTTGACGTTGAAGTTTTTGACGCTCAATACTATGACCAAGAGCCTGTGATTGAAACACGCAAAGTTATCCAGGCCATCAACGAAGAATTGTTTGTTGACGACCTGGCAATTCAACGCAACAAAGCCCTGGTGCTGATGTTTAACTATGTGTTGAGTGAATTCTCAGCGCCAGAATGGTTGGTCAAGACCAGTCTGATTGACGTTGATCATAGAATTCGTGATTTGGTTCCGTACCAAAACTACGTGCGTGATAACCAAGAATTTGTGTCAGACTATATTCAAGAAGTCAAGCCTTATCACGTGAGTGTGCGCGAGTTCAACTTGAAATACACTGGCTTTGATGAATTCTTTGGCGACATGAGTGACTTTGATGTGCCAGCATACTATGATGTTTCTTTAGAAGTTCCGCAGTATGTGAGCCCAATTTTGTTACCATACTATCACAGTGACAGCTTTAATGCGGCGTTTAACACCAAGAGCGACGTTCCTGCCAACAGTACAGTATGGACATCATGGCCATGGAGTCAATGGTATAACAATTATTTGTTAACACTTGACGACATTAGAATGATTGAATTTGGTGTTGGGTATACTGAAGCACCTCAAGTGGTTATCACTGGCTCGGCTACTGTGCCTGCCACGGCTGTGGCAGTGATCAACAGCGTAGGACAAGTGGTAGCAATCAACATTGTTGACGCAGGCTCTGGCTATAATGCAACGCCAACTGTGACATTTAACGGTGGTAACGGTTCAGGCGCCAAGGCCTATCCTATCATGAACTATGATGCGGTAACTGACACACCCACTGGTCTAGTGCGTAGCTTTAAAACTGTGATCAAGTATGACCGATTCCAGTATGTCAGCAGTGTGCTTACATGGAGTCCTGATGGCACCTATCAAGACGGTACCTTGGTTCGTTACGAAGATCGTGTGTGGCAAGCGTCAAGCCCAGATTCAACCGCAGTGGTTGGACCTGATTTTAATCTAGAAGACTGGACCCCAGTCAACGCTGGAACCTACAACAACGGCCTGGGACTAACTGGTGTTGATCGTACCATGGGCTTGTATGTTGCAGGGGTGAACAACCCCGGGCTTGAATTGCCTTTGTTGATTGATGGCGTTGACTATCCGGGTGTGCAAGTGTATGGTGATTACTTCCTTGGCAATCCCACATTTGTAGACGCAGAATACACAAGCGAATTTACAGACGCTACCTTGGGTGATCGATTCAGCGACATCAACGCAGACGGTGGCCAGTTTATTGGTCCTTACGAAGGACATGCACCAGAAGAACTGGTAAACGGATCAGAATACGACACCTTGGATTTCCGAGTGTACACACGCCCAGGCTCAGATTGGAGCTTTGATGGACATGGATTCCAACTGGGAAGTCGTCGATTCATCTTTACTCCTGCGTTGACCAGCACATTTAGTTGGGCTGACGTGGTTGATCGTCCTGTGGAAATTGTTGTTAGCAATCAAACACAAGGCGTTGATTTAAGAAAAAATATTGACTACAGTGTTGACTACAACGAACAAACAATCACCATCAACACTGGTGTAGCCGATGGTGAAATTATCAATATCACAGTTTACGAATTGGGTGGCGGTAGCCAACTGTTTAGAAACAACTACAACGGTGGTGATGTTGGAGACAGCGTTGTAATTCCAGTAAACAGTGTAGAAATAACTGACATTGCAGTGTTCTCAAATGGCGAGTTAACCACTGGCATTAGTTGGGAACCCTATGTTGACAGTGTGACCTGGGACATTGTTGATCCCTACAGCAAATTTGACACAGTGAAATCCACAGCGGCATTTGCCGGATCAGTGACTGGAACAACATTGACCGTTACCGCAGTGACTTCAGGAACAGTGATAGCTGGACAATTCATCACAGGTGCTTATGTAGAATCCAACACATTTGTTGTTGATCAAATTGAGCCATTGTTGTTTGGTGAAACCCTGGGCGGCATAGGACGATACAATGTAACAGTATCTCAAACTGGATTCCCAGGCAACATTGTGGGTGCTAGTTTCTATCGTGCGCTTCAAAATGTGCCAGCTGGTACCAATATTACTGAAACTTTGTATTGGTTTAAATTTGTACCAACACTACAAACTCTTGTGAATTTTGGAACAACCTATACTGGCGCTGAAGGCTTGGCCTTGGTGGCATTTAGTCTTACCACTGTGAGTGCTGGGAACTTTGCTGTTGGCAACACCTACACTATTGCGTCACTTGGCACAACAAATTTCACAGCAATTGGCGCGGCATCAAACACCGTGGGCACACAATTTACAGCTACTGGTGTTGGCACAGGCTCTGGCACAGCAACATATGATTACAGTTGGAGTACCCCGCAGGTACAATATTTTGTGGTTGATAACAACACAGTGTCAACCAAGACTTTTATCTTGACCAACAGTTTGCAAGGGTCAAACAACGCCAACATGATTGTCACAAGAAATGGCTTGCGACTACGCCCATACGAAGGAATTGAGTGGTTTGGTGACGGATCCAGTACCGAGTTTGGATTGCCGCAACGTGGTGGTTTTGGCCAAGACATTATTGATGCACCCAACGATATATTTGTTTGGGTTGATAATGTATTGCAACCACAGAGTTTTGGTGCACAATCAGGCACCTACAGTGTCAGCAATTATACTGGTTCCAACACTCCTGGTCGTCAGGTGGTGTTTAACGATCCTCCGCCAGCAGGTGTAAGAATCTTGATTTCGGTTGATACCCAAGCTGACTATACCATAATAAGCAATCAATTACAAATCATTACCTCAGTTAACGTAGGCGACAGCATTGCAGTTACCACATGGAACGATACTGCGCAACAGGCTCCGTTGACTTTGGTATTCCAAGGTCCAATTGTTACTGGTGTAACTGTTGCTGAAGGTTACGACAGCACAGTATTTGATGCGGCAGCTATTTCAGAAACGCCAGGATCATTTGACTTCTCAACAGGTACTGCGGTGGCTAACAATGACTTCTGGCTTGAACGTGCTGGGGTTGAGGCCAGCAGACTTTGGGTAACACTGGATGGTCAACGACTGTTTGAAGGTCAAGACTTTGTGGTTGCCGGTGAGTATCTTGAGCTCAGTAGCGGCGCTATTGGCACCTTACAAATTCTAGCAGTTACTGAATTTACCAGCAGCCTAGTTCCAGAAGCCATGGCATTCCGCATATTCCAAGACATGCGCGGCGTGCAAGCCACCTATAGAATCACTGCGGCCACTAGTACATTTGTGGCGCAACCTATTGGTCAAACTGACAGTGTGATCTACGTAGACGACGTAAGAAAACTCAGTGAACCAGCTCTTGACGTTGGTATTTTTGGTGTGGTTACAATCAACGGTGAACGCATCATGTACCGCACTGTAAATTATGACAACAATTCTATCACTGGACTGTTGCGTGGAACTGCTGGTACTGCGGCTGCTGATCATGACGTGGGCACAGACGTATACGATACTGGACGCGGAAACTTGTTGCCAGAGCAGTATCAAGACTATGTGGTCAAAGACAACAGCATGGGCGATGGTACAACCACTGTGTTCTACGCTCCAAGTATTGTGTTTGAAGATTTCTTGGACTCCAGCAGTGAGCGTCCTGCAATTGAAGTTTATGTGGGCGGCACCCGTCAATACGCTTATAGTGATACTAGCGCAACTTCAAAGTATCGATATTTTGTAACTGACTTTGACCCACTGGCGGTGGACTTTATTGTGGATAACAATGTAATACCTCCACTCACAGCCCCAGCAGCCGGCGAAGAAGTAACGATCTTGGTACGTCAAGGAATCAGCTGGTATCAGCCAGGACTAACCACTGCTAGCGACGGTATTGCCCTGCAAGATACAGAAACGTTCCAGGCAAGGTTCTTGCGTGGTCTATAACCTAGGTAAATAAAATATCATGTCAACTACCCCGCAAAAACAGACCGCACAACCCGCCCCACAGGCCAAACCGCGCCGACCCAACGAAACTGGGTCGATCAGCGTACAAGCTCACATGCGTATTTTTGATCCAAAAACACAGAAAACATACGTGGAGGGACGAGCATGATAGTACCCGGATTGTGCAAGATTGAGGGATTTGTAAAGATACACAACCCCAAAACTGGTGAAGTTCTAGTGGACAAAAAGAACGCAATTCACTATGAAAACATTTCAGTGGCCATGGCACAAACTCTTAGTGATCGTGGCCTGGGATACATATACGAAATGGCATTTGGCAACGGCGGTAGCTCAGTAGACCCCACTGGCGTTATCACATACTTGCCCCCAAACACCACAGGCCAAAACGCTGACCTGTACAACCAAACTTATTCTAAAGTTGTAAACGATAACTCTGCGGCAGACACTGACCCGGCCAACAACAAAATGACAGTTTTGCACACAGCCGGCAATGTTTATACAGATATCTTAGTAACTTGTTTGTTGGACTATGGCGAGCCCCCAGAACAGCAGGCATTTGACAACTCAACCAACTTCAACGGTGAGTTTGTTTTTGATGAACTTGGGCTAAAATCATGGAACGGGGCCGCAGATAATTTGCGCTTGATCACTCATGTGATTTTCCACCCCGTACAAAAGAGTTTGAACCGTCAAATTCAAATTGACTACACATTGAGAATTCAGACGTTGAGCAATATCAACGCTGTATAAATATAGAAATAGGAACAGGTAACTGACATGGCTTATGTAATTAACTTAACTGACGGCAGCACGTTTGCAACAATCGCAGACGGTACCGTCAACACTGCCAGTAGCATGATATTGGTGGGTAAAAACTACGCCGGTTACGGCGAGTTTTTAGACGAAAACTTTATTCACTTGCTAGAATGTGGATCAAACACCACAGCACCGGCAGCACCGCTGACTGGGCAACTGTGGTGGGACAAGACCAACAACTTGCTCAAAGTCTATAACGGCACAACATTTAAAACAATTTCAGCGGCAACTGCAAGTGCAACAGCACCTACTTCCAACGTTGCTGGTGACCTGTGGTACGATTCAGTTAACCAACAGTTGAAAGTCTACACTGGAGCGGCATTTATTGTAGTTGGTCCAGCATTCACAAGCTCACAAGGTACTACTGGTGCTATTCCTGAAACCATTAATGACTCTGGTTCCACCCCGCACTTTATTACCAGCTTGTATGTTAACTCAACACGAGTAGCTATTGTTAGTAAAGACGCCAGCTTTACCCCAGCGGCACCTATTAACACAACCTTTCCCACAATCTTTTGCGGTATCACACTGGCCAGTTCTGGTCTGGGTGCCACTGCTGTGTTTGCTGGTAGTGCAACCAACGCCCAGTTGCTTGACAACTTGGACAGCACTGACTTCATGCGAGCCACAGCCAACACTGCAACCACTGGTACTGTCAAGGTATTGAATGACACTGGTTTCTTTGTTGGTACAGCCAACGTATTCAACGTCAACACCACAGCCACTGATGCCAATATCAAGAGTGATATTTCAGGCGGTAACTTGCGTATTCAAGCCAACGTGGGCGGAACTACATTTACTGTGGCTCAGGCCCTGGGTGCCACTGGTGTATTTGCCGTGAGCAATGCAATGACCGTGGGCACCACAGCCAGCGTGACTGGTAACATCACTGGCGGTAACATTGTCACTGCTGGTTTGGTAACATCAACTGGTAACGTTCGTGGTGGTAACATTGTTAGTGTTGCAACAGTTTCGGGCGTTAGTATTGTGGCCAGCGGTAACGTTGACGGCGGTAACATTCAAACTTCTGGTTTGGTCAGCGCCACAGGTAACGTTACATCAGCCGCTAATATTGCTGGTACATATTTCATTGGTAACGGTTCGCAACTGACAGGCTTGAGCTTGGGTGTTAGCGTTACCAAATTCGTTAACGGTACCACTGAAGGTAACGTTGGTGCCACAAACGGTAACATCAACTTCAACGTGGGCGGTGTAGCCAACGTTGTGGTAATTGACACAAACACTGTGTATGCCAACATTGTTAGTGTGCGATCAATTGCCAAGACTGGTACCAACGCAGTTGGTAACATTGGTTCTAGTTCCAACTACTTTAACCAAGTGTTTGCCACAGCCACAACAGCCTTGTACGCTGACGTTGCAGAACGCTTTGAAGCTGATGAATTGCTTGAGCCTGGCACAGTTGTTGAACTGGGCGGTGTCAAAGAAATCACACGTTCCACAACTGATTTGAGTGAAAATGTGTTTGGCGTGATAAGTACTAGACCAGCATACACCATGAACGGTGGCGCAGGCGAAGATGACACTCACCCCAAGGTAGCTATGACTGGTCGAGTACCAGTAAAAGTCATTGGCTACATCAAGAAAGGCGACAGATTGGTGTCTGCAGGTGAAGGCCTAGCAAGATCTGCCGCACCTGGTGAAGCAACAGCTTTCAACACAATTGGCCGAGCCTTGGTTGACAAACACACCCCAGAATCAGGTACAATTGAAGCTATTGTAACAATAAAATAAGTAGGAAACAGGAATGACATACGTATCCGCAGGATTAATACAGGCCACAGACTACAATGGTTTTGTAAGTACCAATGGCGCCAACGTCAATGCTATTTGGAGTACCGGCACTAGTGATCGTGGATATGGTCAATCTGCTATTACCACGGTAAGCGCCGCAGGAACAGTGTCAGCTACACAATGGGCCAGTTTGGTAAACACATTGGCTTCAATTGGCAGTCAGCAAAACACATCAATTGTTCCTAGAACAGCACCAACTACCGGTACGCTGGTTAGTATTTTGCCCACTATCAGCACTGACATCACCAACCTAACAACGTTAAGAAACAATGCTGTGGCAGTGGGTGCTCAATTTACCGGCTGGTCAGGAACAAACTCAAAAACAGCCGCAACATCGGGCGCTACCTGGACCATTACTTTTACCAATACAATTACCTGGGCCAGTGCAGATGCCGCACGTTACTTCTTCAACGCTGGCGGATTGGTCAAACTAGATGTAAGCAAAACTGCTACTGGTGCGCTGGGCGATCCTGAATGGAACGACTTGGCCAACACGCTTTGCGGTGATATCTATATTTCTGGCGCGGCAGCCAGCCATACCATTGCTGGCACAGCATACACCGGCGTGACCAAGGTTGGTGGTGCTGGTTTACCAAACACCCTGGCAACTACTCTGGGTTGGTACAACCTTACGACAACAAACCAAATTATCTACAAGCAGTTTGCTGACACAGCCCCATACACCAACAACTTTATCCAACATTCAGCACGTACAGCTGGAACAGGTACACAGTTGATCATAACCACATTATGGTCAGCTAGTGACGGTGATGCAATTTCGGGTGGTACTGCAAGTTCGGGTGCAACACCTGGCACAGCACCAACAACCATTGCCACCTATTTCCCGCCCAGCACAACTTATCTAAGCAACAGCTGGGGCACACCCACTGTAGCGGCAACAACAACTTAATCCAAAAAGGGGCAATTGCCCCTTTACTTTTCCCTGAAATTTTGTTATAATACAGCATGGATACCAATGCCTTGATTGCTCACGCACGAGCAAGATTTAATCATGCGGCTTCAAAACGGCTGCTCAAAGAAAAGTACGAAGCTCGGATGCTGTTTGCCTATGCTGGCGGCATGTGGCGTGCTGGCCCAGAATTACTGGCCCTGCTACAAAGTGTGCCTGTTGAAGATGATATTGTGTTACTGGACTTGTATGAAAATCCTGTAAAAGTATCACCACTAGAACTACAACACCTAGCAATGCAACGTTGGCAAGAGCAAATGAATGCTTGGTTAGTAGAACATGAAGAAAATGCTAGCAAACGATGACTACTGGCGCACTGATATTTGCATTCGACAATGAACAAACCGATTATGTTGCTATGGCTGGATGGAGTGCTGAAAACATTCACCGGCACCTTGACATTCCAGTGGCCGTTGTTACCAATGCCCCAGACCAAGCACGAGCGTACTCAGGAATTGATAGAGTCATTGAAGCGGTACCTGAATCTGGGGGAACCCGTTATTTTGAGGATTATCAAAGTACTGTTACATGGCACAACGCTGGTCGTGTGGACGCCTATGCGCTTTCGCCGTGGGAACGGACCTTGGTACTAGATGCTGACTATGTTGTGGCCAGTTCACAGCTACGTCCAGTTCTAAACAGCAATCAAGAATTTTTGTGCTACAAAAATGCCATGAGTGTAAACGGTGATCTAGACGGGCTCAATGTATTTGGGCAACATCGTTTTCCCATGTGGTGGGCTACAGTAATGTATTTTCAAAAATGCAACCATGCCAAGTTTGTATTTGACAGCATGAATATGATAAGACAAAACTGGCAACACTACCGTGATATATATGGCATTGATCGCAAAACATATCGCAATGACTTTGCGCTGAGTATTGCACTGGGAATAGTAAGTGGGCACACTCTGGACGTAGATGAGATTCCTGGGTCTTTGGTCAGTGTCATGCCTGAACATAGATTAACAAAACTAGACAAGGATTTTTATCAAGTACAGTATGCTGACACCCAAGGAAAGCCACAACGTGTGGGCCTGGCAGGCATGGATTTTCATGCCATGGGCAAACGAGATTTAGGAGAGATAGTTGAGACCGATAGCAGAACAAGGCTTCTTGATAGTTGCCATTAACACACCCGAATGTAACTATGTGAATTGCGCCGATTCCTTGGCCAAGAGCATCAAGTACTATCATCCTGACGCTCAGATTTGCCTGCTTACAAATGAAGATGTGCAACCAAGCAAGATGATTGATTATGTTCGCCCGTTTCCCTATCCCTTGGTAGAGGATGCTTGGGCCAATGACTGGCAAGTGTTCCGTGCCAGTCCTTTTAGAGAAACAATCAAACTAGAAGCAGATATGCTGATCACCAGACCCGTGGATTACTGGTGGACTATCTTGCGCAACCGTGATGTTGTAGTAAGCACAGGCTGTAGAGATTGGCAAAACCGCCGTGCCAGTTCGCGTCACTATCGTCAGGTGTTTGATGCCAACAACTTGCCTGACGTTTACAACGCTATTACATACTGGAGACTGAGCAAAACTGCACAGGAATTCTTTGACACAGTGCGCATGATCTTTGAAAATTGGGCGGACTATCGTGCGCTGTTGAAGTTTCCTGAAGAAAAAGCCAGCACAGATGTTGTCTACGCTATGGCGGCCAATATTATTGGTCCTGAACGTTGCACCATGCCCTTTGCCAGCTACCCACAAATTGTACACATGAAGCGCCATGTCATTGCCGGCCAGCGAGAAAAATGGCAAGATGAATTGCTGTGGGAATACAATGATTACATCATGCGTATCAATACCATAATGCAGTGGAATCCATTTCACTATCATCACAAAGAATGGATCAATGACACAAGATGAATTTTTAAACATCTGGCTGGACGTTCCCAAGCCCCAGCCAGTGTTTTATCGACTGTATCACGACAGCACTGGTGTGCCGTTATTCTACAGCATGGAAGATAGCCCCGGTACATACATTGAAATAGATCAAGCGACCTTTGCTCGCAATCAATTCAACGTGCGAGTACGGGACAGCAAGCTGGTAGAAATCACCTGGAAGACTTCTGCTAAGTTAGTGCCCAGTGATACAGGAACACCGTGTCATCCACAGGATGTCACAATAGTTGTTGGTGAAGACAACCCACATCAAAAATGGAGCAAGAGAATATATGAAGGAAATTGACGTTGCAGACCTAGACTGCATCTATCTAAGCTATGATGAACCTAACCGAGAAGAATTTTGGGTCAAGATTAAAAACATGGTTCCCTGGGCCAAGCGTGTGGATGGCATCAAAGGATCAGACGCCGCACACAAAGCAGCCGCCAGGGCCAGTGACACTGATCGTTTTGTTCTTGTTGATGGCGATAACATCCCTAACGGAACTTTTTTTAATCAAACGCTGGTACTTTCTACGCCGGAACATGAGAATGCTGTGTTCCGCTGGCGTGCTCGTAATCATATCAACGGATTGATGTATGGCAATGGTGGCCTCAGTAGTTGGACACGAGAATTTGTGTTGAACATGAAAACACACGAAGCCAGTGACGGAAGTGTTGACACCCAAGTTGAGTTTTGCTTTGATCCCTTGTACTGGGCCATGCATGATTGCTACTCAACAACATATCCCAATGGATCCCCATTCCATGCTTGGCGTGCGGGGTTTCGTGAAGGTGTTAAGATGTGTTTGCAACGTGGACGCCGCCCCAGTATTGACGAGTTCAAAGGACAAGTACTTAGAAATTTGGACAACATGACCATATGGCACAACGTGGGCGCAGATGTTGAATACGGTGAGTGGGCCATTACCGGGGCTAGACAAGGTACCTACATGACCATGCTCACAAACTGGGATCATATACAGGTGCAGGACTTTGACGCTCTTGCTGATCTGTGGTTAACAGTAAAGGACAGTCAGCCTCGTATACTTGCCAACCAGTTGGGTCCAGAACTGGGCACACAACTAGACCTGCCCATGGCCATATTAGAAGCTGAACAATCAGCGTTTTTCAAACATCACTACAATTCACAGTGGCAAAACCGTGGGGTAATGACTCGTGAAATAGATGTAATTAGACAACAAGAAGGATGGTAATCAATGAAAAAATTAATAGCAACACTTTTGACTGTATTGGCATTGCAGGCCCATGCACAAGTAATCACACTCAAATCTCCATACAATGCACAGCATGCTGGACATTCGGCCATATACAAGATATTTGAGCATGCTAACTCTAGCCAAAAGAAATACACGTTCATGCTAGAACTCAAACCTGGAGGACAAGGTACTATTGCGTTGAAAGACATGGACAGGACTCCAGCCACAGCACTAGGGCTGATTGCCGCGCCCTATGTACAAAATACCATCGACGGTGTATTAAACGAAGCAGACTACGTGCCTGTTACCAGTTTGGGAGATGCTTGTTGGTTCATTATTAGCAACGTGGGAGATGAAAAAGAAGGGGTCAAGAGTTTGCTATCTGCTTCTCCTGACTTGGTGGGTAGTGTTGTGGGCATTGGTTCAGCAACACACTTGGCAATGATAGAAATCAGCGACAAATTAAACAGACCTTACAGATACGTTAATTTTAAAAGTGCGGCTGAGGGCAATGTGTTGTTAGCTGGAAACAATGGTGTCAACTTTGGTATTGCACCCAATGCAGAGTTTTTGAACTTAAAAAATATTAATCCAAGCATGCAACGTCTTGCCATGCATTGCGAACGTAGACATCCACAAGCACCGCATGTGGCCACCACACGTCAACAAGGTATTGATGCACCGTATGTGTTTAATACTGTGTTGGCCAGTGTAAACATGCCTGTAGAACGCCGACAAGAAATTAAAACTATACTAGATAACGCTATACTAGCAATTGGGCAAGATCAAATCTTGGCAATTAGTGACTTTAATCCGCCAGTGTTTAGGCAACTCAATGTGGAAGAATACCACAAACAGAAAATGGTTGCAATGAAACGTGCATTGACCAAACATCGTTCAAAAATTGAGGCTGCAAAATGAAAAGAGTAGTACTGGCTGTTCCTGACCCTTGGAATTATTTTAATCAATTCCCTGACTACAGCCTAGCCATTATTAATCCAGACAGTGATCCTAGCCGCAAACAATATCTATTAGATAATTTAGACTGGAGTTTGTTGGTCACGTGTGATAGCGCACAACATCGCGACGGTGGCGATTACGGCAACGAACAAATGGTAATGTACACTTCGGGCACCACTGGAGATTCAAAGTTTTTTAGTTATTCTACTACTCAAGTACAGCATGTTGTTGATAACATAATTGCCAGCTACGAATTAACAGCCAATGATCGATTTTTAAGTGTCATGCCCTTGTGGCACGGTCACGGACATATCTTAAACTATGTTGTTGCAAAAGTTGGAATGCAGGTACATCATGCTCGGCTGTCCGACTTGAAAAAACCAATAGAATTTAGCCCAACTTGGGTGTCTGCAATTCCTGACATACTTAGAGTAATGTCACGCACCCAAAAATTCCCCAACTTGCGTTTTGCTAGATCAGCTAGTGTTGCATTGCCTGATCAAGTTTTTAATGATTTAAAAACATCTTTTAACACCCCGGTGATTGAATCTTTTGGCATGACTGAAGCATGTAGTCATTGCTTTACCAATCCCTTATATGGTGAACAACGTATAGGAACCATTGGACTTCCTGACGGGATCAACGCAGACATACGCAACGGCAGCCTATGGCTGCGCGGCCCACAATGTCACACAGCAGATTGGTTTGACACTGAAGACCTGGCCGAGCAAGATTCTGCAGGATATTACAAAATACTAGGGCGTAGGTTAGACCGATTAACGTTACATGGGATCAAACTGGATCCATTAAGCATAGAAAATCAATTGTATAATCTCATACCGCAGTTGACCGAAGTTGCGGTGTTTGGAGAAAACAAAACAATGTGTGTGTATGTTGGCGATGTGGCCCCCAGTCGGGTGCGACAATCATTAAATGATATTTCTGCATATTGCAATCCTAAATTTCTCAAACAAGTTGAAAGCATACCTAAAAACACCGCAGGAAAAATATCACGTTCACTGCTAAAGGAAATTTACAATTGAAAATTCTAGTAAACGGACCCAGTGTGTCACGAGGCCCAGGGTCGTGGCCTTACTTGTTGCAAGAGCACTACACTGCTGACCTTGTTAATTTGAGTCAAGCAGGTGCTGGAAATACCTACATTCACGAAACTACTGTAGCTGAACTTGCACAACGATCTTATGACCTAGTGGCAATCATGTGGGCAGATCAACAGCGCCTGGACATCAAAGTAAAAAACATTGATTATTTTCAAGATACCATCTACACCAGTAAATTCCAAAAAACCATGAACGACTGGCCAGAGAAGATTGTGGAGCCTGTTAACGACCAAGACTATGTACAAGACAACTGGGTGTTTGGTTGCGGGTATATCAATACCAAGGATCCTTGTTTGGTAGAACTTTTTGACTCTTATTACCAGCACACTGATGTTGACTCTCGCTACTTTAGCAGTATCATCAAAATGATCAGTCTGCAGGGTGTGCTTAAAAATCTTGGAATAAAGTATGTGTTCTGTGGTGTACGTACTTTGCCATTGTTGGATCGCTACAAACATCTATATCAGTTACTGGATTGGAATTGCATAATCAACGACTTTACTCCCCATCACGTGGCCTACCGGGACAACTGCTGGGAACCTGATCAAATCCACCCTGGTCCAGCCGCACACCGAGAATTTGCCGACCACATGATTGCTCAATTTCAACAAAGACATACAGTTACATAATGATTAATATTCCGCACATTGATCTTAAGATTTGGAATCCTGAATTCAAAACAATTGAAATTGTTTCAGAGTTACAACAGCACAGCAGTGTGTCTATCAGCATTGACGGCGAAGGATCTGATTGTGAAACGCTGGGCTTGTATAAACTATTGGATGCAGTATGCAGTAACTTAGGTTACACCCCCGACGCCATAAGCATACACACTTGCAATCAATTAGAACATCATCCTTGCTATAAAATTATCAAGCATCCACCGTTGTATATTCCCAGCGGGCAACAGTTTGCAACTCAGCACACGCTACCAGGGAAGCGTTGGGACACATTGAAACATTTTGGTATGTTTATTGGGCGTAGCAGTTGGCAACGACTGTGGATGGCCAGTCACACATGGAGTAACTACAGCGATAAAACTGTTATGACGTATCACTATGACAGTAGTGTTGACTATCATCGCACACATTTAAGTTTTGATGAACTAGCACATCAAATAGGATTGCCCAAGGCAGTTGATACAGCTGGTAAGTTTATGCAACAATTACCTATCAAAAACGAAGCTGTTGACAGCTATCCTATTCTAACTCCGGCACACTTTGCCATATCCAAACTGTACCCTGATTTTTTTGTGGAAATAGTATGTGAAACTTTTTTAAGCGGTAACAGCTTCTACCCCACAGAAAAAACCTGGAGACCTTTTATATGTCGTACACCGTTTTTGACTCTGGGCCCACGTGGCTTTTTGGCAAACTTACATACGCTGGGGTTTAAAACATTCTCTCAGTGGTGGGACGAAAGCTACGATCAAGACGCAGACCTAGACAACGGACGGGTAGCTATCAACTGCATACAGCAAACACAACAACGCTTGAGCAAATTGAGCACAGTAGAACTAGAAGGTATGTATATTGACATGAAAGATACTTTAGATTATAACTATCAACACTTCATGCAGTTAAAAGAAAAGGACTTTGCAAAAATATGGCCATGAACAAAGGCGACGAAACAGTAGACAACAAGAGCCAGTTCCTAAACTCTGCTGAACAAATGGCAGAGAATCTAGGACCTGCACTGTGCTTGGCCAAGTGGAAGCAAGTAAGTCTGCACTTGCCCACAGGACTCAACAACTCATGCTACCATCCTCCCTTGCACTCAATACCCATTGATGCTATTCAACGCAATCCCAGTGCCCTACACAATACTGAACACAAGAAAGCTCAACGACAGCAAATGCTGGCAGGCAACCGCCCTGCAGAATGCTCCTACTGTTGGAACATGGAAGATCAAGGCAAACTCAGCGACAGACACTATAGATCTGGGGAGCCCTGGGCCGCAGTGGACTTTGAAAAGATTAAAAACTCCACTGGAGACGAAGATGATGTTATACCCAGTTATGTTGAGGTTAATTTCAACAACGCTTGTAACCTCAAGTGCAGTTATTGCAGTCCCCAGTTTAGCTCTAGCTGGTCAGACGAAGCTAACCGTCTTGGTGCTTTCCCTACTTCTGCACCACATAATGCTCCTGAACACTTTACAGGGGCTAGACGTGTTATTCCCGCCAGGGAACACAATCCCTATGTTGAAGCATTTTGGCAGTGGTGGCCCACACTATACCCTGAGCTTAAACACTTTAGAATGACTGGCGGGGAACCCTTGCTAGATCGAAACACCTACAGAGTATTTGACTATGTACTGGAACATCCCAAGCCTGATCTGCATCTAAACGTTACATCAAATTTTTCAGTGGACGAAAAGTCATGGCAACGGTACTTGGGCTATGTAAAACGCCTGTGCCAAGAGGGCAACCTAGAGCATTTTATGCAGTACGTGAGCCTGGATGCCTGGGGCACACAAGCCGAGTACATACGCAATGGTTTGAATTTTGATCTGCTGTGGGACAGAGTAAATCAATTCTTGACCGAGGTACCCAGCTACAATTCATTAACGTTTATTGTTACCATGAACAATCTTTCAGTGTGCAGTCTTGAAAATCTTTTTGCCGGCATTTTGGGCCTGCGACAGACCTACTCAAAGACCTATCAACGTGTGTGGTTTGATACGCCTGTGCTACGTGAGCCTGTGTGGCAAAGTTTACAAATCTTACCCGAAAGCTATGCTGAAAGACTGGAACACTTGTGGGCCTGGATGATACGCCAAAGCGAACAACCCAGCGACCCATTTCACGGGTTTAAAGATTATGAACTGGCTAGGTTGGACAGAGACATTGCTTGGATGCGAGCAGGGCAGGAAAAAGATCATGCCGTTGCCAAAGCAGACTTTTATAGATTCTTTAGTGAACACGATCGTCGACGCGGAACTGATTTTCTAGCAACTTTTCCTGAAATGCGAGCCTGGTGGGAGGAGTGTGCATATCATGCTAGGCAAACGTAAGATCATTGTGGATGAATGGGCCGAAGTATGGGACTTGCTAAAGCCCCATGCTGATGCTAGTTTTTGGCAGTGGCCCGACACACCTGATTTAGATGCAGTGTACGTTGTGGGCCGTGTGGTGCTACGTGATCGCTGGGCTGACATCACAGCCTGGGCAGACCAGCATCCAGGACAGGTTGTTTTTTCAAACCCTGCTGAAGGTTCTGAAACCATACTGCTACAGCTTCGACGACTGCGTATTACCGAGCACATAATGGATCGGCGCATGGGATTGTTAACGTCGGGCAACTTAGGCATAGATTTGCCTTACTGCCAAACTGACTGTTACTTTTCAAACATTGTTGAATACTTAGAGAATTTACGAGCACATGAAAGTGTGCCGCAGATGCGTCACAAAACACACAAGCCCTATAGCTTTCTCATGCTGAATGGTCGATTAAGACCGCACCGCAAGGCCATGATTGATGCCTTGCGTGAGCGTGATTTACTGGATCAAGCACTATGGACCAATCTAAATGCCCAGGTTGAAATGGCCTTTACCAGCCAGCTGGTGACAGCGCAGACCGAGCCCATTAGACTGTTACCGCCCGAATACGAAATTGAACGTGCTCGACCCAACATGAGCACAGCACCTGAACATGTGTTTGCCAAGCATCATTTGTTTGGCGACACCTGGGGCGATGCCATTGTGAATCCTGATGCGTACATTGACACTTACTTTAGTGTGGTAACCGAAACCATTTATGACTATCCGCACACGTTTAGAACTGAAAAGATCTGGAAGCCCATGATAATGGAGCACCCATTTGTTGTGGCAGCCAATGCTGGCTATTATCGTGACCTGCATCAGGCCGGATTTCAAACGTTCCACAAGTTAATTGACGAGAGTTTTGACAGTATAGCGGACCCACAGCAACGATTGGATCGCATAGTTGACACTGTGGCGGATATCTGCTATAATGGTGCTAGTAGTTTCATGGCAGCAGCCGCAGATGTTTGTAAATACAATTATCTACATCTTCGCGAACACAACCGCCGCGAACGACAACAGCTTCCTGAGCAATTGGCAAAATACATCAATGAATGATTTGGAATTTAGACAGCAGGTGCTAGACCCTATTAGTTCTAGTTTTTGTGCGGCCAAGTGGTACAATGCGACCATTTGGTTGGGGTCAGGCATGACAACAAGTTGTCACCATCCCCCGGCCCATTTGGTGGACAAAGATAAAGTCCGTGCCAACCCTAGGCTCCTGCACAATACTGATCAAAAGAAAGCAGATCGTGCGCAAATGCTTGCTGGAGAGCGCCCAGCAGGTTGCGAGTACTGCTGGAAAATTGAAGACATGGGACGCGATGCTGTGAGCGACCGTGTGTACAAAAGCAAAATATACTCCATCAAGGCACTAGATGACGCTAGAAATACACCCGCCAATAACGACGTTAACCTACGCACCCTGGAGATTGCTTTTGATCGTACTTGCCAGTTTGCTTGTAGCTATTGCAACCCTGCATTTAGCACAACATGGGTTAATGATATTCGACGTAACGGAGCCTATACCAACCTTGTTAGTGATGGGCGCAACCATTTCACTCACACTCATGACAGTAGTCAGAAGTACAAAATTACAGAAGCTAATCCATACATTGATTCTTTTTTTGCATGGTGGGACTCGGATCTGCATCACACACTGCAAGAGCTCAGAATCACAGGCGGAGAGCCCCTTATGTCAGCCCACACCTGGAGACTCATTGACTGGTTTAAAGAGCATAAGGGCAAGAGTACTACACGCTTGGCTATCAATAGTAACCTGGGAACTGATGTCGATATTGACCGTTTACTCTCGAGTACTCAGGGCATGCAAATAGACCTGTACACTTCAAACGAAGCACTAGGATCGCAGGCCGAATACATACGCGATGGCTTGGTTTGGGCGGACTGGGTCAACAATGTCAATCGCTTGTTAGACAGCAAACAGTTCCGTGGTATACATGTGATGTGTACCATTAATGCCTTGTGCTTGGACAGTTTAGATAGTCTATTAGATTGCATACTAAATTGGAAAACCAAATACGGACGTGAAGCCATTAGTTTCACATTGAACATCTTGCGTTTCCCCAGCTTTCAAAGCCCGCTGATACTGCCCACAGCATCGAAAACACACTATAAAACAGTGTTGGAAACTTGGTTGTTACAAAACAGTCACAGTGAATTCTTGCACGAACACGAGATCAATCATTTACAAAGATTAATTGATTACTTGGATGTGGTAAAAACTCCGCACTCAGACACATTTGAAATGCCCAAGCTACTGAATGACTTTAAACAGTTCTTCTCACAGTATGATCAACGTCGCGGCAAAGACTTTGGCACTGCGTTTCCCAATTTAAAAGACTGGTATGACTCAATACAAATACAACAGCACTGATCTAGTTCGTGCCACAGAGCTAACTGACCGTGAAGAATTCTTGTTAAAAGAATCCAAAACCTTCTGCATGTATCCTTGGATTCATTTGCATGCCTATCCCACCGGCGAAGCATATCCTTGTTGTCATGCTGAAATGAAGCCAGGCATTGTGGGCAACTGTAGAACCAACACACTAGCGGAAATATGGCAGGACCAGCCCATGCAAAAGCTACGTGCAGACATGTTGAGCGAAACTCCCCATGCCGCCTGCACACGCTGTTATGAACAAGAAGAGTCGGGCTTTTTTAGTGGCCGTAAGAGTGCAAACAAGCATCATGGACATCACATAAAGAAGCTGGCGGAAAATCCTTTTGAAATGACCTATTGGGATATTCGTTTCAGTAACCTATGCAACCTAAAGTGTCGTAGCTGTGGACATATCTTTAGCTCACAATGGTATCAGGATCAAGCCAAGCTGGCAGGGCCAGAATGGAAAGCTCGCAACACAGTTCTTAACTATGCTGGCCGTACAGAAACAGACATATGGTCGCAACTGGAGCCCCATTTAGACTATGTGGAACAGATATACTTTGCAGGTGGTGAGCCATTATTAATGGAAGAACACTACAGAATCTTGGAAGAACTTGTTAGACGCGGCCGCTTTGATGTGCGTTTAATATACAACACCAACTTCACACACACTGATTTAAAGGGCCGTAGTGTATTTGATTACTGGAAGCAGTTTCGATCAGTAGCAGTGGGTGCTAGCCTAGACGATTCAGGCACCAGAGGCGAATACATACGCAAAGGCACTGACTGGGCTCAAGTAGAACAGAACCGCAGAGACATGTTGCGTGTGTGTCCCGAAGTGGACTTCTATATCAGCCCTACCCTGAGCATCTTGAATGCTCTGCACTTGCCGGACTTTCATCGTGACTGGGTGGAAAAGGGCTTGATTCGCGCTCAGGACTTGAATGTAAATATCCTACAAGACCCTGCATACTATAGAATAGACATAGCGCCTGCCGAATACAAAGGCGTGTTGCTGGCCCGATACCGCGAACATATTGAATGGCTTCGCAATCAAGACCCCTTGCAACGAGCCACAGTGGGTTTTGAAAGCGCCATTACTTTTATGACAGCCACAGACAATACTCATTTAATAGACTCTTTCTGGCGTAAAACACATGAGCTTGATGCCATAAGAAATGAATCAATATTGGATACAATTCCAGAATTACGAGCACTAAAATGAATATACCACATGACAAATTCTGTGTACTGCCCTGGGTGAGCCTAGAAGCCTCACCCATAGGTACTGTGCGCCCTTGCTGTTTGGCCGATGATGAAATTGTGGACAATGCAGGCCGCAAGTTTGAATTGAGCACTGCTGACTTTGCAGACATACAAAACAGTGATCACATGCGTGGGTTGCGAGAAGAATTTTTGGCAGGCAACAAGCCACAAACATGTAGAAAATGCTGGAATGAAGAACGTGGTGGTCGTACTTCAAAACGCATGCACACCTTGGACAGACTCAAGCACAGTATTGCACACACTGAATGGACAGCAGATGCCAAGCCGCTAATGTTCTTGGATCTCAAGCTGGGCAACATCTGCAATTTAAAATGCCGTATCTGCGGTTCATGGTCGAGTAGCCAGTTTGCCGCAGAAGAAATTGCACAGTTGCCCCCTGAAGAAAAGAAAAAGTCACACGCTTATACTATGCTACGAGCCGGGGCTTGGCCCAGAGAGAACACTCAGTTCTGGCAGCAGATTGATTCAGTTGTAAATGACATACGCTATATAGAGTTTACTGGTGGTGAGCCGTTCATGATTGAAGAACACTTTGCAATGTTGCAGGGCATAGTGGATCGTGGTATTGCGCATCAAGTGGAAATACACTACAACACAAATGGCACACAGTATCCTGAGGCAGCAGAGGCAATATGGCGGCATTTTAAAACAGTAGAAATAGCATTCAGCTTGGACGACGTGGGTGAGCGCTTTGAATATCAACGCACAAACGCTGTGTGGGCAGATGTGTGTGCCAACCTAGATCGTTTCCGTGACTTAAAAGAAATCCACCCCAATATTGAACTGCAAGTATGCACCACAGTGAATGTGTTTAACGTGCGTTACCTTGGGGACATTGCAGCCTGGTTAGAACGCAATCGCAAAAGTTTTACGTTTGTGTACTGGAATATGATGCACGATGCTTGGTACTTCAGTATCGCTTGCTTGCCTGACAGGGTCAAACGGGCCATTACTGAATATCTCAATGGTGTTGACACCATTTACAGATCAGAATTTGATCGCATAAGAGACTTTATGAATTCAGGTGCGTCAACTGATGGGTTCATGACTAGAATGAAAATAGCAGATCTAGACCGCAAACGCAATCAGGATCTACAGGCTGTAGCGCCAGAGTTAGCTGAGCTGATTGAGTACAATAAAAATGCCTAAGTTAGTTTATGAATCTCCAGGATCGTTAAATTCACAATGGATTCAGCCCATTGTGGAACAATACTTTACGGTAGAGCCATACCGGGCTGATCAATATTATGATCGTCACACATTGCTAGTGCAAAATCAACCTGCCATAACACCTGCTGGACAACGCATTCAAGATCAGGGCGGCACAATAGTATTTGATAATTTATGGGAACAGCCTTGTTCATGGACCGGTGGGTATAGACTGGAACACGCCAATTGGTTCTGGTACAACGAAAGTCTGCACTATCAACATCTAGGTTACGATCAGTATGAACCTGTTCGCAGTTATGACTATTTGGCACTGATTCCCATGCGTAAAATACACCCACACAGAGACTGGTTGTTGCGGGCCCTTGAGCCCTGGCTAGATCAATGCGTTTGGAGTTACTTGGAACGCGGACGCAGTCTGCCCAATGATACAGACACTTCTGATCTAAAAGGACAACGTTACATGAATCCCGAGTGGTACAACCGCACTTGTTTTAGCATAGTGGCAGAAAGCACTGTGAGTGCCAGGGAAATTTTTATCACTGAAAAGACATTCAAACCCATGGCATTTCAACATCCGTTTGTGGTGTGGGCGCAGGCAGGTGTGCTGAAAAGACTACAAGATCTAGGATTTGAAACGTTTAAAAACTTATTTGATCAAGCATATGATTCTGAGCCAAATGATCGCCGGCGCTTGGCTCTGCTGGTTGATGCAGTAAATGATTTCAAGCCAATAGAGTACAGCAAAGAAACTGTGCAAAAATTACAGCACAATCACAATCATTTCTTCAGCAACACCGTTGCCCAGCGTGTGCAAAAAGAAATAGTAGAACCATTAACAGCACTGATATGAACAAGCCAGAAAATCTTTGTCTTGCTCCTTGGGTACACACATATCTAAGCCCGCAAACCGAACGGCGTATGTGCTGTGCCAGTCGTGAACCTGCACAGAACTTTGAACAGTATATAGACACAGCCGCGGGAACCGGTCGATATATACCCGTGACTCTTGAGGCGCACTGGAACTCGGAGCACATGCGAAGTGTGCGCCGTAGAATGATGAACGGGGAGACTCTCCCAGAATGCGAAGTATGCAATGATAAACTGCTTAACACATCCGTATATCGCGATTATTTTTCACAATTATTCGGAGCAAGAACTGCTGAAGTATGGGATAACACTCTCCCAGATGGATCGACTAGTATGCGCCCTGTGTCATGGGATTATAGGTTCAGCAACTTGTGTAATTTTAAGTGCAGAACCTGTGGAGACATGTTATCAAGTGCATGGGAGTCAGAACAAAAGACCTGGAATATGGTTGATGTTTCAAACAGTAAAAACAATTGGATGGTGCCCGAGATTCGCAAAGAAATATCTTTATTTCAAGACACGCAAATTGAAGCCGAATTTAATGATGCTGTGGAGCGTCATTCAGTAGAAGAGATCTACTGGGTAGGCGGGGAACCGCTGATGTATGAACAGCATTGGCGTTACATGAAAAGAATTATAGAATTAGGGGACGGGGACAAATTATATGCAAGGTACAATACTAATCTTAGTCGTGTGGATTATCGTGGTGTTAATCTTTTTCGGGATATTCTTGTTCATTGCCGTGACTGGCAAATCTGCGCCAGCCTTGACGGAACAGGAGAAATTGGAGAATACATACGCACAGGCCTGGACTATGGGATATTTTTAGAAAATTTCAAGCAAGGAGTACAATACGCAACAAACCGCAGACAAATGCGTCTTGATTTTACTCTTACCCTGCCAGGCATGTTTGAAATACACAACATGGAACAATTGGCCGAAAGCATGGGTGTAGAGTTGTTGGCCAAGGTTATATTCTCATTTACCTCGGACATTGCAATGAGTCCATTGTGTTTGCCCCGTGAGTTGTTAATGCCCTGGATTGATGAACTGTACTCCGGTGCTTGCACACAGGTCATTCGAGACCTGCTACAACAGTTGGCCACAAGACCCACATTTGCAGAACAGTGGCCTGATCAATGGCAACAAGGCCTGCGCCAAGGCAAAGCTCGTGTGTTAAAACTGGAACAAATAAGAACACAATCAGTCACAATGACTGACATTCTGGGCTCCCGTCCAGAAGTACTTAAATGGTGGATGCAAATTGCTTGATCAAATCAAAATGACCCTACGTGGGAACCACAGTGAACTGGACGTTTACATAGACGTTGCTGACAACAGTCTCAGCCGCAAATGGCTGGTTGCGCTTAACAATCTGATAGCTCAAGACTGTCATCTTGAAAAGAACTACTGCTGGATGGGCTGGACTGAAAGTGCAAGAAACGCTGAGTATCTATGCACACAGATCAATCGCAGTATACACGCAATCAATGCCAGCGACCTGGGCTACAGGATTGTAAACTGGTTCTCACCCGCCAATGTAATACAACCGGACCTTGATGTTGATCACGAGCGTATGAATCAGTTGCACAGGTATTTTGAAGACCTACAGGGCTGGAGTGGCGGTATCAGCACGTACTATCAGCAGGCCACACCCGAAACACGCTGGCACATACGGCAGTTAAACTTGCTGTGCCATGAACTAGAAAATCTTGTGCTGAGCATGCGTAAAGTTGTACAAGCACCTGAATGGCGCCGCCCCAGCCAGCTGATGTGCTGGCTCAATGCACCGCGTTTTGCGCTTGAAGAGTCTGATTACGAGTTGTTTGGTATTGATACAATCAACAGAAAGCTGGGCGGAGTCTACGTGGGTGTAAATAAAGCAGTGGGCAAGCACCACTGGGAGGTATTCAATGATGAAGGAAGAGACAGCAGGATTGCCGAATTGGTTACAACCGGACTTCGAGTCCAGACTGAAGCCGCTGGTGACTTTGATATTGAATGGGCCCGTGATCCCGGCGCTTACCATTGGCAACAGCAAAAGCTCACGGAGTTCCGAGATTGGCTCCGAGCAAATGATTTTGATCCTGAGGAAAAAGCTCTCACTATTGGCCATCCGCAGGTTGCGCAAGTGGATCTTGAGCGAAGTTTTGGCACCCAGGATTATCAAGCAATCTGGCGCCAGCTAGCTGATCACATGGATGTGTATAAAATTCAAACTGCTGATGCCAAAGCTACATATGAGTATCGCTGGAGTGATCCAGACTATGCAGATCAACAAATAAGGAAACTATCATGCACTGGTTAAGAAAAATTTGGGACAGAATCACACTAGAGATTCGCTATCGTAAAAAACTAAAAGAACTGCGCAAAAGAGATCCGTTTATCTACAAATGAAACACATACTTGGAGTCAGTGCTGGCTTTCATGATGCGGCCCTGACCTTAATCAACGATCATGGTGACATTGAGTTTGCTGGACACAGCGAACGCTACAGCAAACTCAAAAACGATGAAAATTTATCATTGGGGTTACTGCACGAAGTAACCAAATACAATATACAGCACATAGCCTACTACGAAAGACCCTGGGCCAAACAGCTACGACAACTGTACGCAGGTCAAGGGATTGAGTGGAACAAACTGACTGCAAAGCAGATACTAACCCAGCAGATTGGTCAAGAGTTTGGTGCATTTCCCAGTGACAGAATCAGCACACACAATCATCATTTATCGCATGCGGCGGCTGGATTTCAGACCAGCACATTTGATCGTGCCACTGTGGTGGTAATTGACGCTATAGGTGAATGGGACACAATATCAATCTGGGGAGCAGAATATGATTCAAAAGGTCAAGCAGTTTATAAGCGATTGTGGAAACAAACTTACCCACATTCCATCGGACTCTTTTATAGTGCAATCACTAGCCGCGTTGGCCTACGCCCACTAGACGAAGAATACATTACCATGGGCATGGCAGCCTGGGGCAAACCCGCCTGGTACGAAAGCATGAGCATGGCCGTGGTCAAAGACTTAAAGTCAGTGACCATGCACAACAACCATCACACTGGTTTCCCAGACACGTTCCTTGAAGCCGCCACCAATGAAGACATTGCTTGTGCCGCGCAAATAGTTGCTGAAGATCTAATTGGGCAGGTAATGCAACGTGCTCGTGACTTCAAGTGGAGCAGTAACCTTGTGTACATGGGCGGTGTGGCGCTGAACTGTTTGGCCAATAGAAACCTGGGCAAATGGTTTGATAGTATTTGGATTATGCCTTGTCCCGGCGATGCTGGATCAAGTCTTGGTGCCGCGGCTCTGGTGCATGGCGGACAGATCAACTGGGTCAATGCTTATCTTGGACACAATATACCTGGTAAGTATCCGGTACAAGCATTGTTAGACGAATTGGTAACCAATCGCATTGCTGGAGTGGCATCAGGTAGAGCTGAGTTTGGGCCACGTGCTCTGGGCAATAGAAGCTTGCTGGCCGACCCCAGAGGCAGTAGAATCAAGGATCAAGTAAATGGAATTAAACGCAGACAACAATTCAGACCCTTTGCGCCTGTTATTCTGGAGGAGCTGGTTGACATGTACTTTGATATGCCTAGTGGTTTCAGTAACAGTAGGTACATGCAGTCAATCGCTCGTTGCAGGCATCCTGACTTATTTCCTGCTATCATTCACGTTGACGGCACTAGTCGTGTACAAACAGTACCGCGTGATGGGTCAGGCATACGAAAACTGCTAGAAGCATGGTATGACTTGACTGGGTGCCCAATGCTGTTGAACACTAGTTTGAACATACGTGGTGAGCCCATGGTTAATGATCGTGCAGATGCTGACCGCTTTGAACAATTATACGGGGTGCGAGTGTTTTCATGAACGTAACCAGAGTATCACTGCCAACCAAGAGCCAGGTGTTGATTCTTGAAGACTTTTTCCCACAACATACTTTGCAACACTTGCACGACTTGTGCAGGGAATGGCATCCAACACTGAATACTGATTGGGTGCAACCTTATGAGTTTGCCGGGCGTCCTAGATGGAACTATCAAGGCAATCATCATGGGTGGCAAGAAGCCAAATTATTCATGAGCAGTGAACATGTGCTGAGCAGACTGCAAGGCGAAATACAAAGCGACCGCTTGGCTTTTGACAGTGCAGTGATGTGGATGGATCAAGCGGGCTTTGGTACCTTAGGCCCGCATCAAGAAAACAGCGGCACGTATCTTGCACAGATTTACCTAGCTGAAACAGAGCATCCTTACACAGGCACAACCATACACAACAGCAACAAACAGATCTTGTTTCAGTTGCCCTATCGTGACAACATGGGCTGGTTCTTTGACACTGGACGTACAGTAATGCATGGTAGAGAACACGATGTTCCCGAAGGTATCAACAGATTTACCTTGATGGCTTGGTTCAAGCCGTTAGTTGAGGGTTAAAGATAAGACTCTAGTCCGCCACGACGTCGGATATCTTGTGTACAGCAACTAATACCACCATCCCAGAAATAGCTGTGACGCAGTTCTGAAATAATGGGATTGATACGATGTTTTTTACAGTAGTCAAACACTTCTTTGTTGTAGGCTGAGAAGATAACATTTTCTTCGTCTAGAACCAAGCAGTTCACATCAAACACAGTTTCAGCAACAAAGCCAGTCCACTTGGTTAGATAAGTGTCCACAAACTGTGTGAACTCAGGAGTGGGTGTTTGTCCTTGCACATACCAAGCACCGGGTGATTGTTCATACTTGAACTTGCCCACTTCCATTGCGGCCCAGATTGAGCTATCCCAAATCTTGCACACATCCCAGCCCGGGAAGTCACGGGCTAGATCCAAGTTAACATCGTGCTTTGAACTCAGCAACACTCCGGGCTTGAGAATAGCAAACACAGCGTCGCCATGGCCATCAGTGATAGCTTCATGGATCCGATATTCAGGACCTAGCACATTGTCCACAATCCAACGAGTCTGTTCAGGCTTTAGGAAGTCTGAGTTATCAAAGAATACATCACGGCCAACACGAACAATACAGCTGGCACTTGCACCGTTGAGTATGCAATTTTCATCCCAGCCTGTGGGGCCGTGTGGGTTGATGACTGATCCCGGTTGCGCAGTTTCGTATTCATTGCATATACCATCCAGTTCTTGCATGGCCAACACACGCAACAGTTTGTCACCAAGCGTGATTTGCCAGTCTCTGGGAGTAAGTGGTGGAAGTGCTACCCCACTTCCACTAACTTGATTTTCTTGAAACCAGTCTTTATTGGGTAGGTCTGGTCGTCGAACTCGAGCACCCGACTTTTCTATTGTTTTCTGCAAGTTGGTAAGGTCTTCCGCAGTCTCAGCAAGGATTTGCTGAAGTTGGTTGCGCACTTGTGCGTTTTCTATGAAGTCAAAGTAATCAGGTGTGTACGCACGGCCTACAATGACTTCTTCAAGTGGCTGCCAACTGGTGTAAGAGTTAATAGGATTCATTTAGTTGCTCGAGTAGAATATTTAAGCGTTGTGTCTTGTGTTGTAAAAATAACTGCTGGTTGTGTTCTATGTCTGCTCTAGAAACTTCAAAGCGATCCTTTAACCGGTATTGTGATTGTTCAATGGCACCGCACAATTTTTTCCAGCGTTCGGTGTGATCGGGAATACGATCATATGAGTTATCAAGTATAGTATCAAACACCCGATAGCCCATATCCCGTAGCAGTTGCAAGCTACCCGCAGGACCAGCAATAAAGAATAACTGCCCATGCTTGATGGGCTTGAACGTTTTTTCTGTTAGGAATATACCTGCACAACCATCTGCATCAAAGTGTGTTTCCATCACAATGTTACAGTATGCATTGGCAAAGTACTTGGGCTCTTGTATGCTGTGGTTGTTGCG